TCCCTCGGCAGAATCCGTACTGCTGGCCGAATGTGAACGTGGAGCGCACGCCTTGCTTCGGCATCGAGTGGACCTTCTCGAGCATGGCGTGCGCCATGTCGACCGCGAGGACCCACTCGTGGATGTCGCGCTCGCTCTCGGAGAACTTGATCGTGGAGGTGATCTCCCCGGTCACTGCATCCATCAGCGCCGCCGCGCCTGACTTCCCTGGGTCGACTCCTATCCAGAATGTTTTGACCACCTGTAGTTCACCTTCCTCCCTTGCTTCCACCGAGTCATTGGGTATGGCTTCTTCCAGTACATCTTCGAGAGAGTCCGGGCGACGTGGTTGTAGGACAGGTCGAGTTCATCAGCGATCTGAGAGATCGTCATATACCGGTCCTCCTGGATCAGCAGGAGGAGGCATCTTTCGGCGCAGCTCAGCATTTTCTTTCACCTGATCGCGCAAGCACATCATCCAGCCCTGAAGAAAACCGAACTCCCACGCCTTGTCGACGTCGAGTGCTTCCGACTCCGCGTGCGCGAAGAGAGAGTCACGCTCGACGGCGGCCCAGGATCTCGCCTCCTTTATCCGTTCCTGGAAATCATCCTTCTCGGTCATGTTCTCTTCCGATGTCGAGCGGCGGGTACCGCTTCCGAATTTTCTCGCTCCCGACCTCGCTCTTGACGAACTCATTGAACTGTCTCCAGCACAGCTCGTACCCGGCGATGAACGCCTCTTTTTTGGCGCGGTGGTCGACGGGGTCTGCAGTCCACCATGCGGTGAACAGTTTGACGATCTCCTCTCGGGGTGGTGGTCTCATTTCTTCAACCTCTCCAGCTCTCTCCTCATACACATCCGAATCAGATCCGCGTTTGAGAGACGGAATCCCGGGATAACAGTGTTGATCTTTTTCTCCATTGCTGTCCTGAGCTTCTCGATGAGCTTTTTATCTTCAGCGGTGCTGAGGTTCACGAAGAAGCTCCTTGTTACCTTCATGGCTTCCTCAGAATTTCCGGGACGTCGGTGATGCCGCCGGTCTTGTCGAGCTGCCGCGCGCACTTTTTGCACATCCACCCACAGTGTTCTTCTGAGTAGACGAACATGTCGTACTGTCGCAGCTCGCCGCTATCGAGAATGCGTTTCGTGATGCACTGTTTCCGTTTCAGGCAGACGACGCACGTCGCCTGGTGCGGTCGGGGCTCAATGTGCGTCATTCTCCCCCTCCATGAACCTCTGAGTGATTCGCATGACGGCTGTCAGCTCCATAATTTCAGTCGCTCGGTGCTCGATACTTTTGATACAGGTCATCAGCTCGTCGGCGCTGTCAGTGACCCAATACCCACATGCCGTGCTCGAGCAGATCGGCTGTCCGTCCAGACGCAGTGATCTTATGAACTCGCGCGTGTGGACCTGTGTTCTCCACTCACTTGGCGTGCCTGCGATCTCATGGATTCGGTCAGCTATGCGCGCATTCTTTTTGTGGATCGGTATCGCCGCGAGGACTCGGAGCCGTGTCTTGTCCCATTGCTGGTTTCTCTTTTTCATCCGAATAGCACCTCACAAGCTTTGGTTCAAAGGTCTCAAGTTTCCAAATACTCCCGAAGGGATCGACCACTCCATGTTCTGTTGGCAGGAAGTGGCAGACTTCTTCCCAATTGAGGTCACGAGCCTTTCGTTTGGGACGGCCGTAGCCTGCGTTTTCGAGCCCAAAATATCCGCCTCCGCAATAGCATCGATTCGGAAACCATTTCGGTCGGACCAGCCAAAACCAGTAGCCGTGTGTGTCGTTGGTGATCCAGACATTTTTCAAAACGGCACCTCCTCATCTTGGTCCGGCTCTTCCAGAGCGGCGTTGATGTCGCTCAGTAACTCTCCGCTATCGAGCGGGAACTCGTACCCAATGATCTGATCGTATTCGCCTCGGAAGCGTCCGTACTTCACCTGGATCTTGCCGGGCTCCCTGATCGCGTAGCCAGGCACCCCATCTTTCGCCATTCCGATGTAGGTCAGGGCCTCGGCGACGTCGTCTGGCCAGAAATCGATGACTCTCTGTCGCCACCATTCCACAGCCTTGGTGTGTGCGAAGCTCGGCGGTTTGCGCTCGAGCGAGACCCACTCTGACTTCGACTCCCAGAAAGTGATTCCGTAGTCGACACGCAGCGTCTTCGGATGCCCCGGTTCCGAATCCCGTTTCGTATGGCTCTCGTAGGTGACGCGCTCGACTGTCTCCCACCTGATGTCATGGTCCTTCGCCAGGACATCCAGCGAGCTGGCTTTCTTCTCGTGCTCTTTCTCCGGCATCTCGAAGTGGAAGCCGCACTCGGGGCATTCTCTGACGGCGGCGTAGACCATCAGCGCGCAGTTCGGGCACTTCTTCATGGGCGCTTCGCCCGGCTTCGGCTTCTTCTTGCGTCCGGAGACATGGTCGACTGGCCCGTGCCGCGCGACGTTGCCGCCGTAGTCGAGGATCAGGCAATCTTCCTTCCCCTCGGCGACGCGGAAGCCGCGCCCGACCATCTGCACGTAGAGTCCGGGACTCTGCGTCGGGCGCAGGAGCGCGATCGTGTCGATGTCGGGAACGTCGAGCCCCTCGGTGAAGCAGCCGACGTTCACCATGTAGTCGATCTCGCTGTCTCTGAACTTCTGGAGGATATCCGCTCTCTGCTCGCTCGGCGTGTCGCCAACGATCACGCTCGCCTTGGCGCCGCGACTCCATAGCTCATCGAGGACGAGCTGCGCGTGAGCGACCCCGGTACAGAAAATAAGTGTTTTTGACCTTTTCTTCGTGCGCTCCAGAATTTCTGTCACTGCCGCAGCGACCATGCCCTCCTCGGTGGCACGCTCCTCAAGCTCGGCGGCAGAGAAGTCGCCGGCAATTGTCTTAACCCCTTGGGTGTTGATTTCTGCGGCGTCTGTTCCGCCGCGCGCTATCAGCTTGGTCAGAAACCCCTGCGCGATGAGCGGCAGAATCGGCGCCTCGTAGCAGATGTGGTTGAGGATTCCGTCCTTCGTGCAGATTTTCCCCGTCTTCGTCCGGTACGGCGTGGCGGTAAATCCGACTACTCTGAGGCCGGGGTTTATCGCCTTCGCCACCTTCAGGAAGGTGACGTACCTGCCCTCGCCATCTGGCGGGATCAGGTGCGCTTCGTCCACGATGACCAGGTTGAACTTTCCGAGTTCCTCAGCCCTCTGGTAGACGCTCTGGATGCCGGCGAAGATCACCGAATTCTCTTTGTCACGCCTCTTCAGTCCGGCCGAGTAGATTCCGTACTCAAGCTCGGGCGCGAAAAAACGCATCTTCTCAGCGTTCTGCTCGAGAAGCTCCTTGCGGTGAGCGAGGATGATGACGCGGCCATCCCACCCTGGACGGGTGGCGTCAGTGGCGATCTGTGCGATCGTCGGTGACTTCCCGCTTCCTGTCGGCATCACAACACAGGGATTGCTGTCTCTATGTTCGCGGAGGTATTCCCACACCGCTGCAACGGCCTGTAGCTGGTACCAACGTAACTCCATTGGTAACTCCATTGGACCTCGGGAGGAAAACGCCCGGCCATCCCAAAATGCACAAAAGGACGGCCGGGCAGGAGTGAAAGATGACTACTTCCAGGGAGCCTTTTCGTCGGCTCCGACCTTCTCCGCAGGGGCTTCCATCCGGCTGGCGAACCTCGTGATTGTGTTCTTCAGCTGGCCGTTGTCGCTACGCTGCTCCGTGTCGACATGAATCGTCATCGGAATGTCGTGGAGATCGCGCGAGTCCGTCGGCTTGATCCCGCCGCAGGCGACACAAATCTGCTTCAGGGTGGAGCGCGAAATCCGGACAGCCTGCTCGCTGGGGTTGTTCAGATTCAGGTTGAGCCAGATGCTCTGGTCCTTTTGCGGACCGTCCAGAATCGTGAACACCATCTTCAGATACGTGCCTGTCTTTTTGGAGTTCTGATGCTCCGAAGAATCGGTGATCGCCGCATTGTAAGAACCGACCGGGATGACAAATCCTTCATAATTCTTTTCCGCGTCGAACTCGTGTAGTCCCGCCATCGTTCTTCTTTCCCTTCAGGTGTTTGGAGTAAATGTCCCAATCGAGAGGCATCTCGTCGGGCAAGGTGAGCCGCGACTTCGCGACGAACGCCGCGCGCTCTTCGGTCCGTATGACTCTCTCCTGGCCACCGACGCCGCGTTTCCGTTCCTTCCCGAATTTTGCATCTTCAGAGACGGTGTAGATTTTGTGCGTTGCGAACAGGATCTCATCGCACCACTGCTGAATGAGTTGCGACGCGCCCTTGTGGAGACGAGGGGCGTATCGGTCGTAGGTTTCTGTCTCCGGATTCTCGTACTTCTCGGTCGCGGCGTGGGCCAACAACAGGATGGCCATGCTGCGCTTTTCTCTAAGGGCATCGAAGCCTACGAGGATCTCCTGCCAGCGAGACAGAGCGGCAGCGTACCCCTTTCCGAACCCAAAATCACCGATGGAATCCTTGCCGCCTTTCTCGCAGACCTCCTGCCAGATGAGCCGCTCAAGAAAGTCGAGGGTGTCGACCACCAAGACCTTGTACTTGTGCTCGCTGGTGTACAGCTCCGTGACCCAGGCGAGGGCTTCCTCGGTGCTCTGAATCTTCGGACTCGCGTTGCACTCGATGTCTTCCAGCCCATCCTCGATGTCAAGGATCAGGTGACCGGGCATCTTCGAGGCGAACGTGGATTTTCCGATCCCGTGCGTACCGTACAGAAGAGTGCGCCGGGGTTTCGTCCCCGATCCTTTCTTCTGTACGGTCTCTAACAGTGGAGGCATACCGTAAAATCTCCTTGCGAAAATGTGAATATCAGCGCGCTGACTGTAGAACTCTACTTCGGCCACCATCTCCTATGTTTCCGCATCGTCCTTCTGTGCTGTTCCAGCGCCACCAGGAGCGTGTAGCCCCACCAGAACATGCCGCTGGTGAAGACCAGTGGAAGGATCATTGCTCAAAAGTTCCTTTCTTCAAAACGTCCTCTCGCCCACTTGCTCTTCTGCTTCGGTGCCTCCCTTCTTCCTTGCTCTGGATGGATGACCGCCATGTCGCAGTCGAGCCCGAGCCAGAGTCTTTCTCGTTCTATCTCATCGTTGACCTCCTCGTGTGGGTTTGGTCCGGACTTCCAGGCCGGCCACCACCTCAGCGTCAGATGGTCAGGATGTTCGACGTATCCTGAGTTCTCTGATATCACGCACTTGCTTCCATGCAGCCGTCCCATGAACCACCTGCCTCTCATCGTTTCTCGAAAATATTGCGAACCATGAGCCGGATACACAGGTCTTCTTCTGTCACGTTCGTGATTTCTTCGACCACTGTTCCTTCCGGAAACTGTGCCAGGAGTTTTGACATTTTGTGGACGTCTCTTGGCATCCACACCTCGACCTGGAAGAACCCATCCCAGTTGCCATCATCCATTCTCAGTAACTCCACTTTCTCCGGCAGAGTTTGGAGAAACACGATCCAGTCCTGGGCATCAGGGGTTTTGTCCATCAGGCAATCACCGTCAGCTTCCCTCCATGCGTGTCGATGTCGTCAACGCCCTGCTCTGTGTTCGTCCACAGGAATTTTCGCCGACGCTGAACGAAGTGAGTGTAGTAGTGCTCGTCTTCGCAGGTCAGGATGTACTCCCCGGGTGGTGTCGCCTCGAGGATCTTGATCTGTAGCGTGAAGAGGAGTGTGTCCGCCGGGATGTGGATCGACGGCAGTGGCGGGCGTGACTGGCTGATGGAGAAGAAGGCCATGGCGTACTCCCACCATTCTTCCGGCAGGGCCTTGTTCGGTTCGTGCTGGACGAACTGGAAGATGGACCAGAAGGCGTCGCCCATGTTGTTGGCAGTGAGGTAGCTCTGGAGGAACTCTCCGAGGATGACCCCGGTGGCCTGGAAGAGTCCGTATCCGGAGCGCGGTTCGTCGAGTTTTCCGCAACCTCCACCGATGTGGAAGCCGTTGATTGGGAACCGGCAGCCACCGGTCACTGGGATCATGACGGTCTCGCCGGCACTGCCATGGCCATCGCCGATGTCGAAGTACGGCGTTCGTGTCGTGGGTGGCAGTAAGATCGGCGGCTCCACTTCTCCTGGTCCTTGGCCTGGTGGCGGCGCGACCTGCGGCCCGCGCAGTTCCATCAGCAGAAGCTCCAGCTCTGCTGAATTTCGCGGGCTCGCCGTGACGTCGACCTGCGTACCTCCGCGCTCGCGGTACTCGTAGTAACTGATCTTGCTTTCCATCAGAGAAAACTCCTGAGAAGGTTGAACAACCAAATCCAAAACCACACACACCAGCTAAAGAGCAAGGCCCACACGATCAATTTCATCCAGTCCGTGTCGCCCGTCGATCTCTGGTAACTCATCAATTTTGTCTCGCAGCTCAGTGAAGGGAGGGTGGAAGTAGAGACCTCCTGCGCCTCTGATCGCGCGGCCCAGGATCGTCTCCGCGTAGTGCCACGGCATCTGCATGTTCCACCAGGTCGATACGGTGTGGCGCAGGTCGTGCGGGATCAGCCCCTTTATGCCGGCCCGGTTGCAGAGCTGCGCCCACGATTTGTGGATGTCCTTGTACTCGCGGCCGAGGACAACGTCGGAAGCTCTGAACGGTCGGTAGCATCGCAGGCGTAGCTCAAGCTCTGGGTGGATCGGGATCACCAGCGGCTTTCGATTCTTCATCTTGTGGCCCGGAATGTCGATCCTTCTTTCGTTGAGATCGATCTCGCTCCAGCGGAGCCGGAGCACGTTCGATTTCCGGAGCCCGGTGTGCAGGCTGATCAGGACGAACCAGTAGACCCACATGGACTGGTAGTACCTTTTTAGGTATTTCCTGTGCTTTCTGATTTCCTTCTTCGTCGCGCACTTCAGCAGATGCCGCGCCTCGTCCAGGGTGAGCGCGACCCCGATGCGCGATTCCCCCCTTGGTGCTCGGATCAGGCGTGTCGGGCTCCGGTCGACGTAGTTCTCCACCTCGGCCCATTTGAAGAACGCCTTGATCAGCATGAGCTGCTGTTTGACCGTGTTTGCGGCCATGCCGCGATCGTGTTCAGACTTCACGAACTCGACGATCTGTCTGCGGGTGATGCCGGCGACCGACGGGAAGAAGATCCTCGAGAGCTTCTTTCCGGTCTGGAGGTACTGCTTGGCGCTGATCGGCCTGATTGGCAGCTCGCCCACCCAGCGTGTCCAGGCTTTCAGGAAGCCGTCCTTCTCCGTGCCCCTGTCCACCAGCCCGTGGTCGCGTGCCCAGCCCCAGGCAAACTCGATCGCGAACTCCCACGCCTTGCGCTTGTCCCGGTGCGGAGTGATGCAGGACTCGAACCGCCCGGTGATGGTGTCAGCGATCCGCACCCTCCAGCGTCCGGTCTCGGGGTCTCGACGCAGGCCACGAATCGCGACTCGGCCAGCAACGTGCCGTGCTCGCCACAGCCTGGAAGGCAAGGACGCCTCGCCGCTTAGGGCAAGAGGTGTCGAGATATCACTGGCCATAACTAAGTTCTCCTGTATAATCAAGCACCGTTGTCAGGATTGTACTTAATGTTGCCAAGCTGTCAAGGAGAAAGCAATGTCGAACACTGTAACTACGAAGAAGGTCGGCAAGGTCTCCGGCAAGAAAAAGGGGAAGCGCATGGGGCGGCGCCCGACGCCGGGGCTCGCGGACAAGATCCGTTGCTGGCACCGGTACGATCAAGAGACGCTGGACAAGCTCGAGGTCGTGAAGAACGCGATGCTGAAGGATGTCCCGTTCTTCTTTCATGGCCACGTCGACGATCCGTCGATTATCGCGGCACTGATCTGCAAAGCACACCAGCAAGTGAAGGAGGGAAGCTTCAAAGTCAGCGACTACATCATTGCCACAGAGATCCCGGCTGAGTAGAAATGATGTATGGACTTACCCGAATTCGGCATCCTGACCGAAGAGAATGCGCTCGACACGCGCGAGCGCGTGATCGCCGCTTACGTCGACATCGCGAAGGCGGCCAGGAAACCGGCGGACCAGATCCGGGCTCTCGATAAGATCGCAGAGCTGCGTGGCTTCAAGGTGGACAGGATGATCACCGACCTCAAGGCGTGCTCGCCGGAAGAGCTGGAGAACATCATCGAGGAACTGATCATTCCTGCGTTGTCGCCGTACGACGTCAAGGGTCTTCGCAGAAAGGTGGTCGACGATGTCCCCCTTGACGATTGACGTCAACAAGCTGGCGCGCGATCCGAACACGGTCGGATTCATCTACGCCGTCTGCGAGGAGACGAAACGTCGGCTGAATCATCCGGGCGACGTCTACGTCCCCGACGACGATCCTGACGGAGATCAGCTTTCGTTTCACAAATCTCTGAAGCGTGTCCGCATCCTGTTCGGAGGAAACCAGAGTGGCAAGTCGCGAGCCGTCGCTCAAGAGATCAAGTGGCACCTCGAAGAGAGCCATCCGTATCAGAGGACGCCGAAAGCGCCCAAGATTTACATCCTCTCAGCGGACTATCGAACGCTTACAGAGGGAGTGTACCGGCATCTTATGGGTGCGAACCAGCAGCCTGCAATCCTTCATGAGTGGAATATTGCCAAGATCGGGGCGGCTGCTGCAAAGACGGAGATACCCGCATTTATCCGGACCCGAAACGGTGGTCAGTGTGACTTCATTTCCGGCGACGGGAACGAGGAAGCTCGTCGGAAGATTCAAGCAGCGGCGGTGGATCTCGTGGTCATCGACGAAGAGATTTCCGGTGCTCTATGGAAGGAGCTGATGGCCCGGCGTCTCGCCAAGGGTGGTCGTGTCTGCATCGCCGCAACCATGTTTCGTTCTGAAGAGTGGCTCCTCGACCTGGAGCAGCTCGCCATCATGGGTGACGACAATGTCGACATGGTGCGCCTCCAGACGAAGCGTGCTGTCGAGCGTGGACACATCTCCAGGGATGTGTACAACGAAATGCTTTCCTTCCTGAGTGAAGAAGATAAGCACGTCATGCTCGAGGGTGGATCGCGTAAACGACAGGGACTCGTGTACCCCGAGTTTGGAAAGAAACACGTATGCGAGCCATTTGACATTCCAGCCGACTGGACTCGGTACTGCGGGATCGATCCCGGACGACGGACCGCCGCCATCCTTTGGCTTGCGGTTCCACCAGGCGAGAAGATCGTCTATATCTATCGAGAAGGTTACTTTCATGGACTCAGGTACCACGAGTTTGCGAAGTTCATTAAAGAGTCAGAAGGCTACACCTGGCGCGAGCGAGAAAAGCTCTGGGTCAGATCCCAACGAACTGAGGATATACGTGTTCGATGGATCGATCCCTCTGCGTATTACCATACAGCCTCTGGGGAACCAGGAA